TAGGTGTAATCGTAATCGTTGCTTGTGTTTATGTTAGGTGTAATCGTAATTTATTCTTGTGTTTGTGTTAGGTGTAATCGTAATCGTTGCTAATTCTTTAAACTAACTCATTTTTTTAGTTTCCAACCACATTGGTGCCCGATTCGTCAAGTATTTTGGTGATAAGCATCACTGATCAGACGGATCTGGATTTTGGTATCAACGGATACCATTGTTCCCTTGCGGGATCCGGACTTGATCTGTAGATTAACTTTGTCGTTAATCACCACCACACCGACATGTCCAACACCCACAACGCCACAAACGCTGCCGGTCTGAACCTGCACGCGACTGCGGACGCCATCGATCTCATCGCTGATCTGGTCTTCGAAACCGAGTCCTTCGATCTCCGCCTCGATCGTGCTGTCGTTGCTGCTAAGCAAGCGAAGATGGACGCTGACGCCGCTGCAAAGCACTTGGCAGACATCCGTGCTGAGATCCTCTCTATGATGCAGGACAGCGGTCTGGCGACCTTCGATTGTCCCGACGGCAAAGTGACGGTCTGCAAGGGACGCAGAACCGTCTCCGTGACCGATAAGGCGCTCGCTGCTGAGATCTCCTTGATCAAGGAGCGCGGTGTCAGAACCGGGCGCTGCACCGAAAAAAAGGGTGCCGATTATGTGATAATTAAGTGATCACAACCGGGGACAATCCTGTCCCCTTAAATCTTATTTTTCCTGTCACCTTAAATCTTATTTTTCCTTTCAATCATGAACCTTTCCGAACTCAAAAAAGAGACCGCTTGGATTTCAGAAATCGATCAAGATTTCGTTCTTGATATATCAGAAAACACTCTATGGGCGGTGTTTAGTGTTGATCAAGACACTAAGATTCCGGACCAATACAAGTATGCGATCGATATTTACAATCACGAACATAATTTTGAAGACCCTATTTGGTACGCTTGGGAAGATGCAGACGACGATATGATCGCGGAAGCGGAAATTATGCGATACATTGTCAAGGCGTAATTAACATTTTTCGGGGGAGAATCCTCCCCCTTATTTCACACTTTCCTCCCTTAAATTCCATGCCTTATTCCACTTTCACCAGCAAGAAATTTGTCCGCCTTGATTGGAAGTATTCCAGCGCAGAATTGGCGGCGAAAATTGTATTTAAGATCAACCCTAATGGTCACTCTACCTGGCAGAATTGCCTGAATTACATTGTCGATTTATCTACAAGACACGCGATCGATTGTGTCGCTAAAAATGAGCAACCCTCACTGTATGGAACCGGCGGATGGTATGTAACATTTATCCCGACAGATGATCCGGATTATTCACATTCTGTAGAGGTAACTTTAATGCCTTATATGGTGGCAGAACACCTAAAAATGATCGGTTAATTTAACACTTAGCGGGGGCAGATATTGCCCCCTTAAATGTTAGTATTCGGCAGTTAATATGGGGGCGATTTTTTATATTTTCCGCCCCATGCCCCCCCGTATATAAAACGCCTAACTACCCTAAGCTATAAAGTGTTACGAACGCCTGTTAAAAAACGCGCCCATAAAAAAATCCCCGCCATGCGGTGGCACACCCCACCCTCAAAAACCCTCAAAGTCATATATAATGCAAGAAGACGAGACCGGTCTATGGAAAAAAATCGCGCAGAAAATTTTTCGACCGTAGAGATCGATCCAGTGACGGGGGAGTACTACGTAATCATTCCGCAATGGATATGTGACGAGCAGGGTTGGTATGAGGGCACAGAAGTAAACATCGAAGTCGAGAATGATTGTATTATCGTTCGCGGAGTGGATTGATCACGATTGACACCTCATATATAATACGGTATGATACTGAAGTAACCAATTTCTATTATGGCTAAAGGATTTACAGTAAAGGCAAAGACACCCAAACCATCAGAGAGCGCCCCAGAATGGGATTACGATGCTGCCAGAGAGATGCTGAAAGGCAAGGCAGTGGTCTTCTGTTTACCTGGTCGAGGGGTATCTTATGCATTTCTCAAAAGTTTTGTACAACTTTGCTTCGATCTGGTAAAATGCGGAGCAAGCATCCAGATCTCGCAGGACTATTCCTCAATGGTCAACTTTGCAAGATGCAAGTGTCTAGGAGCGAACGTACTGCGTGGACCGGATCAGATTCCCTGGGATGGTAAGTTGAAGTATGATTATCAGTTATGGATTGATAGTGATATTGTATTCAACACTGAGAAGTTCTATCAGTTGGTATTGATGGACAAGGATATTTCTGCTGGTTGGTACTGCACCGAGGACGGGCGCACGACATCTGTTGCCCACTGGTTGGACGAAGAGGACTTCCGTGGTAATGGTGGTGTCATGAACCATGAAACCCTGGAGAGTATTGGTAAGCGTCGTAAGCCATTTACTGTGGACTACACAGGATTTGGATGGGTACTGATCAAGCACGGAGTGTTTGAACATGAAGAGATGAAGTATCCATGGTTTGCACCAAAGATGCAGGTTTTTGAATCTGGCAGTGTACAGGACATGTGTGGAGAGGACGTATCTTTCTGTCTCGATGCAATTCAGGCGGGCTTTGAAATTTGGTGCGACCCACGCATCAGAGTTGGTCACGAAAAGACAAGGGTGATCTGATGACATCGAAGGTATTCACGTATGATGCGCCTTGTGTTATAAGACCTTTTGAGGACCACGCGGCGCTCCTCGTACAGAATTTATGGATACCTGGACAAAAGAAATCAAGGTCATTGACGACATTGAGGAAGATGATATACTGACATTCCCATCTTATGTCGTCCACCGCGCACCGGTTAATCTCGGTCAAGAGCGGAAGAACATCATCTCCTGGCACGTCGATGTAATATGGGATCCACCAGAATGAAAGAAAAGTACAATGTTTATGTAAAAGGCGACCTTGCACACAGTAATCTTTCTGAAGAAGATTTTTTTGATGTGATGGAAGATTACGCCAAAGGGTTCTATGAGAATGGGACCATCAATCAAGACCAAATCACCTACAAAATTATTATTGACGATTAATTATGGCACGTTCTAAAGTTGGACTTGTAAAAGACAATTTCATGCCGGGGAAACCCAAAAAAACTCGGCAGGGATCGGGACAGCACACTAAGTATGCGGCATCCTCACGTAATGGTAAGCGGAAGCGTTATCGGGGACAGGGACGATGAAAACATTTGATAAGATCCTTAGTTACGTCTTCGTCGGTGTTGTTTCGATCATTGTCTGGGAGTTTGGACATCCATATGTTCTAGGTACTCATGATGACCATCATCACAGTCATCCAGGCAACGAACACGTTAGAGATTATAAATGATTAAAGAGGTCCCCTTCGGGGGACTTTTTTTATGCCAATAAATAAGAGGTAAGTGCTAAATAACTAAAAAGTTCTCGGAAATGGCAGTAACAAGGGTATCTAGATCCTTCAAAGATATTAGTTTATCCTTTGAACCACATCCTGTGACAAAGGATTTACCTGTTCTTACAAATAGAAATGCTATTATAAGGTCTGTACGTAATTTAGTTGAAACAATCAAAACAGAACGATTCTTTCAACCTAATCTAGGATCAGATGTACGTGATAGTTTATTTGAAATTGTTGACTATGCAACGGCAACAGTATTAGAAGATCAGGTCAAGGAAGTTATTCTCAATTATGAACCAAGAGTTGAGAATCTTGATGTTGAAGTAGAACCAAGTATTGATGATAATAAATTTGAGGTTACTGTAATTTTCGATATTATTGGACAAGATGTTCCTACCCAATCGTTTACCTTCATCTTAGAGGCAACCAGATAAACAAATGCCTTTTACTAAATTCACCAATCTCGACTACGGTCAAATAAGAGAATCGATAAAAGATTACCTTCGTGCAAACTCCACTTTTACGGATTTTGACTTTGAAGGATCTAACTTCTCTGTTTTGATTGATACGTTAGCATATAATACGTATATCACGGCATTCAATACAAATATGGTCGTGAATGAATCCTTCTTGGATTCTGCAACGGTTAGGGGGAATGTCGTTGCTCTTGCACGAAATATTGGATATGTACCTTCTTCAAGAACTGCGGCGACTGCAAAGGTTTCTTTTGAAGTAAGAGTCGATCCTCAGGCAACCTTACAAGACGGAACACCCATTTATACCCCCACAATAACGCTTCAGGCAGGTCTTGTCTGTACTGGTGGTGCGAGAGGGTCTTCTTTTGTATTCTCCTCTCCTGAGAGCGTTACCGCACCAGTAGTGAACGGTCTTGCAAAGTTTGATGAAGTTATTATTAGGGAAGGAACGTTCCTGACGAAGAGATTTACTGTTGATACCTCATTAGATCAGAAATATATCGTCGATAACTCATTTGTAGATACATCTACTCTTAGAGCATATGTAAGAGAACCTTCAGAGACAGGTTTAGGTGATCAATACTCCTTGGTAGAGAATATTATCAATATTGATTCCAATTCATTAGTATATCTTATTCAAGAGATAGCGGATGAAAGGTATCAGTTATTGTTCGGTAACGGTATTTTTGGAAAAGCACTAGAAAATGGCAATATTGTAACGGTAAACTACATTGTAACGTCTGGAAAGGACGGAAATGGTGTTGATACCTTTGCTTTTGGTGGAACATTGCGTGATGTAGACGATAATATCGTCGTTCCTACTAATACAGTCACCATAACGACCATAGATCGTTCATATAATGGTGCAGAAATTGAAAATCTTGACTCAATTCGTTATTTTGCACCAAGATTGTACTCTGCACAGAACAGAGCAGTCACAACGACTGATTATGAAACGATTATTAAGTCAAAAATCTTCAAAAATGCGGAATCTGTCTCCGTTGTTGGTGGAGAAGAGCTTGAACCACCACAATATGGCAATGTTTTGATCAGTATCAAACCAAAAAATGGTACTTTTATCTCAGATTTCGATAAAGAGCAGATTTTATCAAAATTAAAGCAATATTCGGTCTCCGGAATCAACCAAAAGATCGTCGATCTCAAGATTCTCTATGTTGAGATTGACGCTTCGGTCTATTATAACTTTAATAAGGTCGTAAATGCGTCTGATTTGAAGAGTAGAGTCAATTCTTCACTTGTTTCTTACTCACAATCGGTAGATTTGAACAAATTTGGTGGAAGATTTAAATATTCCAAACTTTTGCAGATTATTGACAACACAGATTCTGCAATTACATCAAATATCACGAAAATTATCATTAGAAGAGACCTGAAAGCACTGATTAATCAGTTTGCACAGTACGAAATCTGTTTTGGCAATAGATTTCATATCAATCAGAAGGGATATAACATCAAATCAACTGGATTTACGATTCTTGGAAGAACTGATATTGTATTTTTCACTGATACTCCAAATGATGACGGAAAAACAGGTGTTCTGTCAATCGTAAAACCAGCAACTGAGATCCAAACTGAATCTGAAGACCCATTTGCTCCCGAAATTCTTGTAAAATCTGCCGGAACGGTGGATTATGAGAAGGGAGAAGTCAATATTAACAATATTATCATTACTTCAACTGTTCTTGAGAACGATTCTATTGAAATTCAGGCATTCCCAGAATCAAATGACGTTATTGGATTGAAAGATCTCTATATTTCTTTCAATCTTGAGAAGAGTAAAATAAATATGATTAAAGATTCTATATCTTCTGGGGAAGATAATTCAGGTGTTGTCTTCAATAAAAATTATTATACATCCAGCTATTCCAACGGGAGTTTAACGAGGTCGTAATATGCAAAACGCAGGTTTTGGAGAAAGAGTAAAGATTCAGCAGATCATTGAAAATCAACTCCCTGAGTTCATTTTAGGCGAAAATCCTAAATTTGTCGAATTTTTGAAGCAATATTATATTTCTCAAGAATATCAAGGTGGTCCAGTAGACATTGCGGACAACCTTGATAGATATTTGAAGCTTGATAACCTCACTCCAGAGGTCATTAGAGGCAATACACACCTAACAGAATCAATAACATCCACTTCAGACACTATCAATGTTGCCTCTACGAAGGGATTTCCACCAAAATACGGTCTAATTCGTATTGATAACGAAATTATCACCTATACTGATAGTACTGAAACCACTTTTGATGGTTGTATTAGAGGGTTTAGTGGTGTTACCGACTATCATGCCGAACTAAATCAGGAAGAACTGGTATTTGAGAGCACTTCTGCGGCAGATCATGCTAGTGAATCTATCATTTATAACCTGAGTTCTCTATTTTTACAAGAATTCTACACAAAACTCAAGTTTTCACTCACACCAGGACTCGAAAATCTTGATTTTGCAGAAAACCTAAACGTTGCAAACTTCGTAAAAGAGGCAAGAGGGTTCTATGAGTCCAAAGGAACGGATGAATCCTTCAGAATCTTGTTTAATGTCCTTTACAATGAAAGTCCAACCATTATAAACCTTGAAGATTTCCTTCTGAAACCATCTGATGCATCATATATCAGAAGGTCTGTAGTCGTCGTAAGACCGCTCTCAGGCAGTGTTAATGGTCTAGAGGGTCAAACTATCTACAAGAGCACAGACAACGTTACAACCGCTTCTGTGTCAGAGATAGAGTCGTTTACTAGGCAGGGTGTAACCTATTATAAATTGAATCTTTTTGTAGGTTATGACGATACAAATCCAACGATTACTGGTACTTTTGACGTTACTCAGAATACTAGAGTTATTGATGACGTAACAATATCAGGAACAGAACCAATTCATACCATTTCAGTAGATTCTACTGTAGGGTTTGACGATAATGGATTGATTTACTCCAATCACAAACCAATTTATTACACTGAAAAGACCTTAAACCAGTTTTTAGGTTGTTACACTAATGAGAGTGAGCCAATTCTCATTGACAAAACTGATTATGTTCATGGAAGCAACACTTACTATGGGTATGCTGATGGTGATGAAAATCAAAAAGTAGAATTCCTGATCACGGGTGTACTGTCTAATGCTGTTATTGATAATCAGAAGTTTAATTTCAAATCTGGAGACATTATTTCTCCAAAGAGTTTAGGAACTACCGTTAGTAAAGATGGTAGCAAATTGTCTATCTTTACTAATGCATGGTTATATAATACTAGTACTCGATATCAAATTGATACCTTTTCTGGTAGTACTATAACAACAAAAGTTTCTATTGATAGAAATACTCTTAAGGCAGGAGATAAAGTAGAAATCCTCTCTAGGAACACTGAGATCGTCCCTGTGGGGTTTGATGATATAACGATCCTAAGTATCGCAGAAGACGGTACAATCACTCTGAACGTCTCTACGACGCCTCTGGCGATCCCTGGAACATCATATGATGTTAGAAGATTGCTTAAAAAAGCAACCTCATCTACTGCAGACATTCAGTATGGTAATAATGTCGTATCTTCGGATGTACAGAACGTTTATATTGATAAAGAAGATGTTGTATACGTAGCTTCAAACTCTTTACCTGGTTATGAAATCACATCTCCTATATTTGAATATGAAATATCATCTCTTGATGAATTTGATAATGCATCCCAGGGATATGGTGTCATTAGATTTAATGACGTAGTATCATTCTTAACTGGTGATAAAGTATCGTATATTGCAAGCGAATCTAGTCCTATTAGTGAACTAACTGATGAATTCTACTTTGTGGAGGTCCTATCTGATAAGAGAAGCATAAAATTATACCAAAATGGTGTTACAATCCCTTCAACAGATTTCTTAAGGTTTGGATCTTCTAATACTGTTGGTTCTGGAAATAAGATTATTCTGTTTGAACAGAGAAGCAAAACTATAAATCCTCAAAAAATTCTCAAGAAGATAGATCTTAAACAGGAAGTCGAAGATAATGTAAGTAGTGACATTCTTCCTGGAGCATTAGGAATGCTCAAAAATGGTGCAGAAATATTCACATTTAAAACCAACGATAAGATTTATTATGGTCCTCTGGAAAGTATTAATATATTGAATGGTGGTAAAGATTATGATGTAATTAACCCACCACTTCTTGAGATTCCAGGAACTGCAGATATCTCACCTGTCATTATTGGTAGTGTTAAGAGTGTTTATGTTGATCCTCAGGATTTTGACTTTGAGAAAATTATTTCCATTGATTTGACTGGTGGAAATGGTTCTGGTGCAAAATTTGAACCTGTTGTAGAAAAATTTGCACGTCAGATTGAATTTGATGCTAGAGAATTCACTCTTGGTGGTGGATTAGATATTGTCAATGAAAGAATTACATTCACAAAACCTCATGGTTTGATTGATGGTCAGGAAATTACTTATAATAGAGTAAATAATCTTGCTATTGGTATCGAACCATTCCAAGGTTCAAATGCAGATTCTGGAGAAAGTTTGATTGATGGTTCAATTTACTATCCAGAGATCATTAATGATCGAACAATTAGAATATATAAAAATTATTCAGATTTCTTTACGGGAATCAATACCGTAGGATTCACTACAATTGGAAACTCTGGAATTCATAAGTTTAAGTTAGAAACTAAGAACAGATTATCTGAGATTAGAGTTACTGAAGGTGGAGAAGGATTTGCCTATAGAAACCTGAAAGTTAATACTTCTGGAATATCTACAACCAATCATTTTATCGAATTTGAGAATCATGGTTTCTCTGAAGGAGAAATCATTGAGTATACTCCTGATGGAACATCTATCTCAGGTGTTTCTAGTACAACTAAGTACAAGGTTCTCTTTATTGATGAGAATAAGTTTAGAATTTCTGATGCTGGTGTAGATGGAATTGACAATACAAACTATGATAGACGCAAATATGTAAAATTTGACAACGCAGGAACAGGGAGACATCACTTCTCATACCCAGAAATTAGCATGATTGTTAATTTCTCATCTCCTGGTGCCGGAAATACTTCTATTGTTGCAACTCCAGTAATCAGAGGATCTATTGATCAAATCTACACCTTTGATAAAGGACAAGATTACGGTACTACTACATTGAATGTTCATAGTAGACCAAAAATTTCTGTTCTTAACGGTAAACAAGCACAATTTAGTGCTGTTGTAGAAAATGGACAGATTTCTAGAGTAAGAATTCTGTATGGTGGTTTAGATTACTATTCCACTCCAGATTTAGTTGTAGAATCACCTACAGGAATTGGTGCTGTTCTCAGACCTGTAATTAAAAACGGAACAATAATTGATGTCATTATCGTTACTGGCGGACTTAATTATGTAAATGGAACAACAGCAATTTATCCAGTTTCTGCTGGTTCTGGTGCTATTTTCCAAGCAAACGTAAGACCTCTTACTGTAAACAGTTCAATTAAGTTTGGAATTCAGAACGAATTCTATAGAGATCCTGCTTCTGAAATTATAACCACGGGAAGTAATGGTCTTCAGTATGCTGTAGTAAGTTATTCTCAGAATATTAAAAATCAACTAGGGGATAATGACGATTTAGAGGGTAAACACTCCGATATTATCGGATGGGCATATGATGGAAACCCAATTTATGGTTCATTCGGTTATTCTAATCCAGATGAAATTAATTCTACTGTAAGGAGATTGACTCCTAGTTATGAGATTACTAATGTAGAAAATCGCCCAAGTACTAGTATATTCCCACGGGGTTACTTTGTAGAAGATTATAAGTATACTGCTACTAACGATCTAGATCAGTATAATGGAAGATTTGGTAAAACCAAGGACTTCCCTGATGGCGTATATGCATACTTTGCAACCACAGAATTGAATGCTGATAAGCAGACGGTTGGTAAGTTTCCATATTTCATTGGACATAACTATAAGTCGGAGTACATCAAAGAAAATGATAATTTAGATCAATCTTTTGATTTAAATTCGACAAATGTACTCAGAAACACACTGCCTTATGGTGTTTCAAATGAATATGCAGATAATGACTTCCTTATTGAATCAAATGAAGTTATCAAGCAAGAAACACTCATTGAATCAGTTTCTGCTGGTGGTGTAAATGGATATGAAGTAATTAAACCAGGAACTGATTATTCTATTGGTGATAGAGTTACATTTGAACTTGAATCTGGAACTTCTCCATTCATAAAAGTATCTGAAATTCAAGGTAAAGATATTGAGGCAATAAGAACAGACATCACAAGTTATGATGATACTATTATTACTTGGAAGAATGATAGCAAGATAATTTTCACGATTTATCCATATCATGACTTCAATAATGGAGATAATATCAACATTACTGGCGTATCTACAGATTCAATTGATATTCAGGGATCTTACGAAGTTGGAGTGACTACAGTAACGTCACTTCTTTCGGCTCAGTTGAATGAATTCAATATGACTGGATTTACAACTGACGTTTTTGTCAATTATGTACCAGAAAATGTTTCTGTAGGAAATACAGTTACAATTGACGATGAGTTCTTCCAAATTATTGGCGTAAATTCAAAACAAAATATTCTCACCTTAAGAAGAGATAATTTAGGTGTAGCACACACTTTTGGAACTCAAGTAAGATATCTTCCTTATCAATTTGAAATTAATAAGGAAATGGAAGCATTTACTTCTAATATTCCGAAGAGAGTTAATTTCAACCCACAAAAATCTGTTGGAGTTGGTATCGTCACAGGAACTGGTGTTACCTTAGATTATACTGTTGGTCTTACTACCTATCAAACTTTCGTTGAAACTAAGAGTATTTTCTTACAAAATCACCCATTTAAAACTGGTGATAAGGTAACGATTAAAAAACCAACAGCATCAGATGCAATACCAATTCAAGTTCCAAATGTTGGCACTTTAGATGTTCCAGATACAATTAGTGAACTTTTCGTTATCAGAAAGACAGCAGATTTTATTGGTCTTGTTACCACTGTAGGTCTTACTTCAGAATCTCAAGGTGTTTTCTTCCAAAATAATGGTTCTGATAACTTTGATTATGTTATTGAAACTATTGAGGACAATATTACTGTAACTAGTGAAAGAATCAATGCGGTTGTGTCGGTATCTACCTCACACAATCTTGAAAGAGGTGATGAGATCAGTTTGGAAGTCAAACCAAATATTAATGTTGGAATAGGTACTACTAACAAGATTCTTGTAAAATATCTCAATAATAATCTAATCGTAAATCCAATTAGTTTTAGTACTACTGAAGTAAACTCTCAGAAAAATACGATAACTGTAGAAGGACATTCATATGTCACAGGTCAGAAGGTATTCTATGATTCTGGAGACGATATAATTAGTGGTTTGTCTACAGGAGAATATTTTGTTTATAAAGTAGACGAAAATACTATTAGACTTGCAGAAACATATCTAGATGCAACTTCAGTTCCACCACTTCTTGTAGGTTTTGAAAATACAGGTGGAGATCTGCAGTTTGTAGCGGCAGTAAATCCTCCAATTGCAAATTACAAGAACAATAACTTGATATTTGATGTTTCTGACGATTCTCTTCAAGGATACGACTTTAAATTCTTCTATGATAATTCTTTTGAAAATGAATTTGATTCATTCACATCTAATGGAACTTTTGTTGTAACTGGTGTTGGTGGATCTGTAGGATTCTCTAGTATTGCAAGAGTTAATCTAAATTTCTCAGAAACTACTCCCGAAGTACTTTATTATAACCTCACTCAAGACGGAATTCCTATTAATACCACGGATAATGACGTATCTCACCATTCTGAAATCCTCTTTAGAGATAGTTTATACAATTCCGACCATAAAGTAATTGGAACAACAACAACTGAGTTTAGCGTTGCTCTCAGACAACTTCCAGAGAGTTTAGTATACTTGAAAGAAGATTGTGATGTAATTAAGTATACCACAAAATCTCAGACAGCTACTGGTGGAATTGAAAACCTTAACATCGTATCACAAGGATATGGCATTAAGTCACTTCCAGTATTTACTGGAGTTAAATCTACTGATGGTGCTGGTGCATTTATTGTTCCAGTTTCTGATAGTATTGGAAATATTATTTCAGATAAACTTAGAAATGAAGGTTATGAATACCCATCAGATAATACTGTAAGACCTTCTGCAATTATTCCTCAGGAAGTATTCTTGGCAGATTCTAATACAATTGACAATATTGAAATCATATTTGGTGGACAAAATTATTCTTCTGCACCAGATGTAGTGCTTGTCAACACTGATACTAGGGAAGTTATTGAATCTGGATATATCAGAGCAAAAGTTAGTGGATCTTCGATTACTGATCTTGATATTGAGTTCCCAGCAAATGGACTCCCTATCAAACCAGTTACTATGAAGACCATTAATAACAGTAATGGTATTAATATTGATAAGGTAGAATATTCTCAATCAGGTATTGTTACTTGTACTATCACTACACCAATTTTTGGATTCACTCAACAACCTCTTGAACAAGGACAAGAAATTTTTGTTGAAGGTATTGAAAAAGTAAGTGGTTCAACTGGAGATGGTGTAAATTCTACAGATCTTGGATTTAATTTCTTTAGAATTACTCAATACTATGCTACAAACCCAGTAAGATTTGAATACGATGTTTCTGATTACACTAATAATGGCGGTAACATTAAGTTTATCCAAGAAGGTTATGCAACTGTAATCAAGAAAGATAATTATCCTGAGTTCAAAGTTAATCAAAAAGGATCTCAATTCTTAATTGATGAATCATTGTCAGTAATTTCTGATGCTCAGATTACTTCCAATGATCTAAAAGTCATTTCGGCAGATTCTAATATTATTAGAGTTCTTGGTTCTAGAATTCTAAAGGTTGGTGAGAGGATTTCTGGAAATTCTTCTAGTAGCGCAGGAACTATTGACTTTATCAGAAATAGTACAGGTTCTTACAATACATCATGGACTAATCTCAAATCATTTGATTGGAAGTATAACATTGGAAAATTAAATGAGAATGCTCAAGTTCTTCCAGATAATGACTATTATCAGAATCTATCTTATGCAATTAAGAGTAGCAAATCTTGGGACGAAATTGTAGGAAACGTCAATAGTTTAGTTCATACTACTGGTATGAAAAACTTTGCTGATATGCAATTTACTGAGAGCACATCATCTGGTATTAGCACAGAAACTCTAGAATCCTTTGCGATGGTAACAAACTCTTATGTAAATGATTTAAGAGTTGATAGAATCAACTACTTTGATAGTGTAATTGATATCAATGTTTCAGGAAATGTTTCAAGATTCTTGAAATTTAAGAATACATATCTTCTCGATTTTCTCTTATGTAAGACAAATAATGTTATTGCTATTGATGATATCAGTAGTCAATTTTCAAGTAGAAATGACATCAAATCTGATGCACAGAATTTGTCTTTCTTGAATAGTGCAAATAATTACAATAGATTCTATGTTCAATCTAGAGATTTAATCACAAATCAAATTCAATTTAGTGAGATCATCTCTCTGAATACTAATAATCAGGTCTATACTTTGTTTAAATCTGATCTCAGTAACTTTGAGTATAATATTGCAGATATTGAACCAGTTTTTGATTCTAATTTTGAATACTTCTTAAAAGTTACTGCTAATGATCCTGATAATGCTGCTATCGTATTCAAAACATTAAATGAAACTATTTCTGGTGTTTCTCTTACATCAGGTAATGTAGATTTGAATATGATTCAAATTGAAGCAATCAGTTGCAATGCACCTGTCGGAGTAAACACAACCCTCTTTAGTTTACCTGCAGATGATTTTGATGCTGCACATGTTTCTGTACACATCAAGAATGTTGATAATTCTAAGATGAATTATGTTGAACTATATGTCACTCATGACAATGTAGACACTTATATGAACGAATTCTTCTTCGATTCTGATGGAGAGCAAAGTTTTGATGTCTTAGGAGAATTCAGTGCAGACATTGTAGATGGAAACTTTATCCTTGAATATCAGAATACTGTCAATGAAGGTTTAGTAGCAAGATCTAAAACAATTGGATTCGGAAATGTAACCGAAGGTGATGGAGATTATAGATTCAAGACGGATGATCAACCAATTGGATCTGAAAGAAGTTTGTTATATCAAACATTCAACACTGAAGTTTCTGCAGGAACCACTGCTATCTTTGAACTTGAAGCAACTGTATTTGCTGCTGTTAAGTCAGTAATTAGTGTTGGGCAGGGTGAAAACAGTGCTGTTCATCAAATCACGACAATTTGTGATGGAGAAGATGCATATATTATGCAAAATCCATTCCTATCAGTTGGACCTGAAAGTGGAATTGGAACATTTGGAGCTAACTACGATTCAAATACTGGAGAATTTAGTTTAATATTCACTCCAGATTCATACTTTGATGTTACAAGAGTCAAGGCATTGAATACACAATTCTATAAGGACTTTGACTTTATCAATGAAACTCCAGATTTAGAATATGATCCATATATTGAAGATGTAAAATTAACTTCTTACTATGGTGTTAATGCTGATCTTGGAATTAATTTCGACTTTTCAGCAAAAGTTGATGGTGTAGATATCTTTGCTAAGACATTTAATCCAAACTCATCTGCAGTAAATTATACGACTAATGAGTTCAATCTTAATAGTCACTTCTTCCAACCTTATGAGGAACTGATTTATACTCCGCAATCATCTTTTATTGGTGTCGGAACAGAACCTATAGAAATTGAAGAACTAGAAGTTAGTGCTGGTGTACTAACAACTCATCTACCAACTCAAGTATTTGCAATCAAGATCGATCAAAATACTTTCAAACTTGCCACAACAAGAGAGAATGCCATTGCAGGAATTGCAATAACTCTTACCAGTCCTGGAGTTGGTAATGCTCACATTCTCGAAATGAAGAAGAAAAATGAGAAGGCACTTATAACACTAAGCAATGTTGTACAAGCACCAATTGCATTTACTTACATTCAGCACGATCTTGCTGGAAATGGTGGGAGCGTTTCTATTGGTCAAACATTCTTTGCACTTTCTGCAATTAGTTCGATAAAACCAACTGATATATTATTAATTGAAGATGAATATGTAAGAGTTGAAAATGTTGGTCTATCTAATAATACTACAGGACCAATTACATTCTCCGGAAATGTTCCTCTTGTAGAGGTTTCTAGAGGTGTTCTTGGAACAGATCCTGCAGAGCATTTAGATGGCACTAGATGTGATCTTTATAGAGGTTCATTCAACATTGTCAAGAATAATATTCACTTTACAGAACCTCCAAGAGGTAATCAATTAGATCTTCTTGGACCTGATGAGTCAAAACTTCCAAGAGAAAGAGCTACATTTAGTGGAAGAGTATTCTTGCGTCAAGATTATGACAGTAACCAAGTATATGATGATATCTCCGAACAGTTTACTGGTGTTGGACAAACATTCACACTAACAAGATCTGGATTGAATACTGTTGGTCTTGGGACTAGTGGTGGAAGTGGTTTAGTATTCATTAACGGAATATTCCAGGCACCAACTACAGAAAATAATTCTAGTAATAACTATATCATCGAAGAAGATCTAAATCTTGGAATTTCTTCAATTACATTTAGTGGAGTTGAAGTTAATGATGAAATATTCATTACAGACAATGATGTAAACCAGAATCAACTTCCTAGAGGAGGTCTAATTGTTTCATATGGTTCTACACCTGGTCTTGGTTACGCACCTCTTGAAGGTGCAAGAGTAACTCCAGTTCTTAATTCTAGCGGTTCTATAATTGATTTAAATGTACTAGATCATGGATCTGGATATAGAGAACCAGTTGCTATTGCAGTCACTGATCTTTCATATGAGCATAGATTTGTAAGATCTGACACTAATGCTGTTAGTGCAACTACTGGTGGTCCATTTACCCCAAGTGGAGCAGATTATGACTCATTAACTGGTGTTCTTGTATTGACAATTGCAGATCATGGTCTTGCTGGAACTGATACCATCTTAATTGCAGATAATTCGATATACTTTACATGTGCTAGAGACAACTTTGCTTCTGAGCATTCGTATCCAAGACCAACTGATCCTGCTTCTGGTGTTAATCTTCCAATCACTTCATTTACAAATAACACAATAACTGTAAATGTAGGACCTGGTGGCGGCACAGGAACTGATGGAGTTATTAGTGCTGTTGTTGGTGTAGGAGGAACTCTTATCTTCACCATCGATAATTCTGGAACAGGATATATTGATCCTGTTGTTGATATTGAAGATCCTGTTTATGAAAATATGGAAATCATTGGTGTTTCTCGTTTAGGGGAGGGTGCAACTACAGATACTGGTGTTGGATTACTAGTTAATGTTGAAATTGGAGCAGCAAAAACTTCTGTTGGTATTGGATCAACATTATTCGAAGTCAGTAATTTCCAAATTACTAGAACTGGATATGGATTTAAGCGTGGTGATATATTTACTGTTGATGGTCTTGTTACAGACAGACATCTTACTGAACCTGTAGAGCAATTCCAAATTTCTATTCTTGATACATTTACCGATTCCTTCAGTGCCACACAATTAGGAGAACTTGATTATATCGACTCTATTGCACCTTATCAAGATGGTGAAAGAGTAAGATTCCCTCTAATTTACAAAGGTGAGAATCTAAGTTTCCAGAAAGATGAATTAGATCCAGAATCTTCTTCTATTGATCTCAATAATGTTCTGGTTATCTTCAATAATGGAATTCTTCAAGAACCAGGAAGTTCTTACTTCTTTGACGGAGGATCCACATTCATCTTTGCAGTTCCTCCAAAAGAATCAGATAATGTTCAAATCTTCTTCTACAGAGGAACTAGAGGAGTTGATAGTATCCAATTTGAAATTGATGAAACTATTAAAGTTGGAGATACTGTCCAGGTAATATCATCAAATCAGATTGAGAGCACTATCAGTCAAGAAAAGAGAAAAGTTTACACTATTGATAGTGTCGATGTTATTCAAACTGATGCATATCCTTTCCAAGGAATTGATCCTGTAAATTACAAACCTGTACATTGGACAAAACAAAAAGCAGATTTAATTATTAATAATCAGGGAATTTCTAAAGCAAGAGATAGCATTGCTGCACAAGTTTATCCAACATCCAATGTTATTGCCTCAATCGATTCAACATCAACTACTTTCTGGTTAGATAGTGGAGAGTTATGGAACTATGAAGATGATGCGGTTCTTTCAACTGATGCTTTACTGTACACCAATAAAGAAGCAGTTGGAATGGGAACAACTATGGCATCGATAAATTATGAAACAGTTTTAGATATTAAAGATATTAATTCATTCGTAGCACAAGTTGTTGGAATAACAACTGTTCCTGGTGTTGGTGGAGCAGATGTTGCAATTCAATTTACACTTGAAAGAGACCCATTTGCATTCCCTGGATTTGAAGTTGGTGACTACTTCTATATTTCAAAGACAAGTGTAGGTACTGGAAATGTTAGTATTGAAGATAATGACACGGAGATTGTTGCAACATCTACAGCATTCTGTGACAACATCTATAAAGTTGCTGAATGGACAGAACTTACGGGCGTTATCAAAGCAAATGTAAGATCTGATAGTCCAGTAACCGGACTCACATCAACAGGATCTCTCTTATATCCATGTGGAACAATATCTTTTGCTCGCCTGTCTGGTATTAGTAGGAGACCAAATAATCCACTAAGTATTGACATTTCTGGATATACCTCTAGCAATAGTGGACTATCTACATACCCAATTCTACAAAGGCGTGATGCGGGACTCAGAGATACTGGTGCCCTAGAGTTATAAATATAAGAAAAAACGTTATATAGATGTCCGCACTTGTAACAGACCAGTTCCGAATTGAAAATTCTGCGAACTTCGTTGAGTCAGTAAATGACTCAGATAACTCCTACTATGTTTGGTTGGGACTACCAAATCCCAACCTTTATACTGGTTTTGCCAGGAACCTTAATTGGAAAGGTTCTGAAGGTGTAACTGCAGGCATAGTACCTAATCCAATTGATAATGGCAGTTATCTATCTCAATATAAAGATACCTTGCTCTTTGGAAAAAGAATCACATCTTCTAACGTAAAGAGGGTTGTGAAAAGAGTTGATTGGGTGAAGGGTAAAAAGTATGACATGTATCGTCATGATTATAGTGATGTCAATCTATCCACAGTTTCTAAAACTGCAAGATTGTATAATTCAGAGTTCTATGTAATTAATAGCGACTTCAACGTATACATTTGCATTTCGAATGGTTCTGGCGGAAAATCAAACCAAGCAAATCAGTCACAATATGAACCAACCTTTACAGATCTAGAACCATCAATTGCTGAGAATGGATCTGATGGTTACGTTTGGAAGTATCTTTTCTCTATCTCACCATCAGATATTATCAAATTTGACTCTACTGAGTATATCACTCTTCCAGACAATTGGGCAAGCAATACAAATAGCAGTATTGTATCTGTAAGAGAGAATGGAAACTCTGATGATAATCAGAACCAAATTAAAACGGTCTTTATTGATAATGATGGTGCAGGATATTCTTCTGGAGAAGTCAATATTCTAGGAGATGGTACAGGTGGTAGAGTATTCATTGAAGTAAATGCTTCTGGGGAAATCACCGATGCAACTGTTACTTCAGGTGGAAGTGGATATACTTATGGTATTGTTGATCTGGGACCACTTCAACCAGCAGGATCAATTTCGGATCCAGCAAAGTTAATTCCAATTATCCCACCATCTAAGGGACATGGTTACGATATTTACAAGGAACTGGGTGCTGATAAAGTTTTAGTTTATGCTCGATTTGATGATGCTACTAGAGATTTCCCAACAAATACAGCATTCTGTCAGATTGGTCTAATTAAAAATCCATCTAATGTAGGTTCTGGACAAACTTTCTATGGTGGAGAGTTTTCAAACCTTGGGGCAGTGATGTTCGACCAAGTTAATGAGTTCGTTCCACAGGTAGGAGAAAAAATCACTCAAACTGTAGATGCAACCGATACCGCTAAAGGTTATGTTGCTTCTTATGACGCTGATACTAAAGTATTAAAATATTTTAAAGATAGATCTCTATTCAATTCAACCAGTCAAGATGAAACTGATTACATCGGGATTTCATTAGGTGCTAAAGCAAACGTAGAGTTTGTCAATTCGGGTCAAAATATTATTGGAGAAACAAGCGGATTCTCAGGATCTGTTGCTAATTTTACAGGAATTACTACATCAGTAAACAATTCAATTATTAATCTTGGGGTTGATTTTACTAATGGACTCGCAACTTCTGAGATAAATAAAAAGACAGGAGATATTCTCTACGTTGATAATAGACCTCTTGTCTTTAGGAATGATAGGCAAAAAGAAGACATCAAAATTATTCTCGAATTTTAAGAAATGGCACAAAAAACAGATTTAAACGTAAATCCATATTTTGACGATTTTGATGCAGACAAGAATTTTTACAAAGTTCTATTTAAGCCTGGAACTCCAGTTCAGTCAAGAGAACTAAACAATATTCAGTCAATCCTGCAAAATCAGATTGAGGCATTTGGAAGTCACATCTTTAAGGAAGGATCGTTAGTAATTCCTGGTGCTATTTCATATGATCCTCAGTATTATGCAGTTAAACTGAATCAAAATTTTTCAAATATTGATATCCAAGCATATATCAGACAATATCTTGGAAAAATTATCGAAGGTCAAGATTCTGGAGTCACAGCATCAGTTCAGAGAATAGAAATTCCTGATGCTATCAATAATCTTGACTCTATTACATTATATGTCAAGTATCTTGCGGCAAATAATAATAACGAAATCTCTCCATTTACCGATGGGGAGATATTGACATGTGATGAGAGTATTATTTACGGCAACAATACAGTAATTAATGCTGGAGCAGGTTTTGCATCTCTAATTTCTTTAGATGCTGCTTCAACAGGATCTGCAGTTTCTGTTAGTGATGGAATTTACTTTGTCAGAGGAACTTTTGCTAAGATCTTCAAAGAGACAATTATCCTAGATTATTATACGAATACCCCAACCTACAGAGTAGGTATTAAAGTATCTGAAGAGATTATCAGCGCAAAAGATGATCCTTCCCTGTATGATAATGCAAAAGGATTCAATAACTATTCTGCACCTGGTTCAGATAGATTTAAGTTAAATCTTTCTCTGACCAAAAAATCAATTGATAGTGTTGATACTGATACTGATTTTATTGAGATTCTGAGAATTGTAGACGGAGAGATCAAAAAAGTATCCGTACAATCTCAATATAATCTAATCAGAGATTATCTTGCAAAAAGAACATACGATGAATCAGGAAACTATGCAGTTACTCCTTTCGGAATTTCTGCTCACGAAACCTTAAATGATAATCGTGGAAATGATGGTTTATTCTTTGAAGGTGAATCCACAGATCAAGGTAATACACCTACAGATGACTTAATGTCAATTAAGTTATCTCCAGGTAAAGTATATGTTAGAGGTTATGATGTTGAAAAAACAGTAACTTCTATTATTGACGTTAGAAAACCAAGGCAAACTGTAGAGAATCCAGAACAAACTGTAAATTTGCAGTTAGGAAATCTACTTAGATTAAACAATGTTCTTGGAACACCAAAACAGAATGCTCCTATTCAACTGCACTCTGCGAGAAGATCTACTGGAACAACAATTCCTTCACCATCAACATATATTGGTCAGGCAAGAGTATATAATTTCTCTCTAACTGATGCTCCATATACAGACGAAGCAACATCATGGGATTGCTATCTGTATGACCTGCAGATGTTTACAACTATTCAAACTTCATCTGATTTTGCTGCGGGAACTGTTCATGAAGGTTCTAGAGTCAGAGGAGAAAGTAGTGGTGCGCTTGGATTTGCCGTTACTGCTCCAGTAGGTTCTACACTCACAGTAACTCAAGTATCTGGAACCTTTATTAAAGGTGAAAGAGTCATTATCGATGAGAATGAGAACATTAAGAGATCTACTTCTTCAGTAACTTCTTGGGGTGTTGATGATGTAAAGCAATTTTATATGTCTAGCACTGTAAGTGGATTTAATTCCAATTTCCTTGCAGATACTATTTTAGAAAGAAGATTACCTCTAGGATTTAATGCATCAGATAGTTTGTTTATTGACGGTGCAGGAAACGCAACTTGCCCAGGTAAGTTCTTCAATGGTAAAGTTAAAGTAGGAGATATTGTAAGATATACTGTTGGAACAGAAACTGATGAAATTTATAACGTAGTTTCTTCAGTATCACCAACTGGTAATAGTATTGGATTGAGTTCTGTAATAGCAGTTCCTGGAGTATGTCAAGGTACTGTTCAATCAAGTATTACTGCATCATCGTTCTCAATTGGAAAGACAGAAATTAAGAATAGCGATATTGATGGTCTGTATGTAACCCTCAATCAAGATAATGTTGCAACTTTAGATCTAAACAATTCGGATTTAATCTTTACAAAACAAAGAGTATTACAAAAAGAAACAGGTGGTGCTGGTCAAATTACTCTTAACGTAACTGAATTCGACGTTCCAATAGGATCTAATTTCTTATCTTTTGACCAAGAAAGATACTTCATTCAATATGATGATGGAACTATCCAATCATTGAGTTCTGAGAAATTTACTTATGGTAGTGGAACTGTAACTATTAGAGGTTTAGATCTAAATAAAACCACTAATATGATTGTTGCCACTTTTGAAAAACCAACAATCTCTAGTAAAATTAAAGTCAATAGAAAATCTGAAATTCTAGAAGTCACTCTTTCTAAGAATCAAGAATCAGGTTCTACAGAAGGATCTACAGTTAATGATGGTTTAACATATAATGCCTACTATGGATTAAGAGTTCAAGATAGAGAGATCTCTCTGAACTACCCAGATGTAAACTCTGTTCTTGCTGTTTATGAATCTCTAAATTCTGATGCTCCAATTTTAGATAAACTTACATTCAGTAGCATTTTTGCTATTGGAGATAATGCTATTGTTGGCGAAAATATCTTAGGTCCAGAATCAAAAACTCTTGCAAGAGTAGTTAGAAGATCAGTTAACAGTGTTGATATTATATATCTGAATGATAATAGATTCTTAAAAAATGAGTTAGTAACATTCCAAGAATCAAATATTGAAGCAGAAATTGATTCCAATACTCCAGGAAAATACTTAAATATCTCCAATAAATTTAGATTAGATTCTGCTCAAAGAGAACAGTTCTACGATTATTCTAGAATCGTAAGAAAAGTTGGAGAAAATTCTCCATCAAAACGTTTAATGGTTGTATTTGATCACTTTGTTGTAGATAATGAGGATGAAGGTGATCTCTTTACAGTCATGAGTTATGATGAGAGAGATTATAAGACCAGAGTTCCTCTTATTGGACCAGAAAAATTAAGAGCAAGTGATACTCTAGATTTTAGACCTAGTGTTCCTGTATTTACTGGAACTACTTCATCTCCATTCTTCTTTGGTTCTAGAGATTTTACAAATTCAATTCCAGTTAATGTTTCTCCAGAAGAAACAATTCAAGTTTCTTACACATATTATATTGGAAGACAAGACAAACTTTATATCAGCAAAGATGGTGAGTTTGTCTACCTCCAAGGGAATGATTCGCCAGATCCATCCGCACCAATAAAAGATGGTGACCTGATGGAGTTAGCAACCTTTACTCTCCCACCATATCTCTATGATATAGATCAAGTTGGAGTATCTCTTCGTGAAAATAGAAGATATACGATGAGAGATATTGGTTCTATTGAAAGTAGAGTCACTAATCTTGAGAACGTAACATCACTATCTTTACTAGAACTAAGCACAAAAACATTAGAAGTTCAGGACTCTGAAGGTTTCAATAGATTTAAATCTGGTTTCTTTGTAGATGATTTCAGATCTCTTGATAGATCTAATCTTGGATATACTTTGGCAGAGATTGATGATACTGATACTGATGCTGGTCTTGTTCCAACAATATCAAGAAATAGCATTCCAAACTATCTTGCTCCTTCAGAGAGCATTATTGATGAACAGATTGACCTCTCTGTTGACTACGACCTGTTTGATCCAGGAGTAGTTAAGAGAAATGAAACTGTTATGCTCAAATACACTAGCAAAAAGTGGATTGAGCAACCTCTAGCAACCCGTGTAGAAAATGTAAACCCATTCCATGTTGTAGTATACCGTGGAACAATTGAATTAAGTCCCTCTAGAGATACTTGGACTAGAACAGTAGAACTACCAGATATCGTTAATAACGAAAGTCAAAGATTTACTATTCAACAGAATAGAACAAGAAGAGGACCAAATATTACAACAAGAGTCCCTAATGTTAGAAGACGAGGAGATACCGAAGTTACTGGACGTAGAGTTACTAACTCTTCTAGAATTACTAACAGACAGACAAATACAATTACTCTTAGATCTAGAGTATTAGTTGACACTCGGTCAGAAAGGTTTATGAGATCCAGAAACACTGGATTTGCTGTTTCTAATCTGAAACCATATACTAGATACTATCAGTTCTTAGATGGAAATTCTCAGGTAGATTTTATTCCAAAACTTTTGGAAATTTCTCCAAACTCCTCCTTAACTAATTTTGGTTCTACTTCATCTTTCAACCCAGGTGAAACTGTAAAAGGATACTTCAATGGAAGAAATATTCTTGAATTTAGAGTTGCAGCATCAAATCATAAAACTGGAAGATATGATAGTCCAAGTACTACTTTTGGAGTAAATCCTTATGAAAAAGGAGGAACTATTTCTTCCAACTACAGTAATACCTCTAAAGTACTGAATGTCGATATCAATTCCTTATGCAGAGAAGCACAAGGAAAATATCGTGGTTATGTCGAAAAAGGTATGAAACTGGTTGGTCAGACCAGCGGTGCAGTAGCATATTTGAAGGATAAGCGTCTCATTACGGACAATTTTGGTGATCTATTTGGATCATTCTTCCTGAAAAATCCACTTAGAAATCCAGCACCTAGTGTAAGGATCAATACTGGAACAAAGAGCTACATCTTAAGTTCTAGTAAAACTAACGCAGAAGCAACTCCAGGAAGCACTACAATTTCAACTGCAGAGACAAATTACACTGCTGAAGGAACAATTCAAAGGTTCCAGACAACCATTACCAATATAACAACTACAGTTAGAACAAGAACTAATACTAGAACTGTTCAAAGAAGAGTTACTGAGTTCTATGATCCACTTGCACAATCTTTCAGTGTTGGCGGAAGTGGAACAGCGAATGATGATGAGCAGGGTGCATTCCTTAGCGGTGTCGATGTTTATTTCTCCACTAAGGATAGCGGAACTAACCCTGTAACAGTTCAGGTCAGAACAGTTGAACTTGGAACACCAACCAGAGAAGTTCTTGGCATTCCTGTCGTTCTGAGACCAGATCAGGTCAATACTTCAGAAACAGGCACTGTTCCAACTCACGTTGATTTCCCATATCCAATTTATCTTGCTCCAGGTCAAGAATATGCAATCGTTCTCGTAGCACCAGAAACTACTGGTTACGAAGTATTCATTGCAGAAATGGGCGAAAAGACATTACAAACAGGCAATCTTCCAGATTCTGAATCTGTACTTTACACTCAACAGTTTGCACTTGGCAGTTTGTTCAAGTCCCAGAACGGATCTATTTGGACAGCAAATCAATATCAGGATATGAAGTTCACACTATATCGTTGTGAATTCACTCCAAATACACCTGCTACTGCATGGTTCTATAATCCAACTTTGGATGCAAGTAACGGATATATTCCAAATCTTGCAGAAAATCCAATTACGGTTATTCCTAGAAGATTAAAAGTTGGTATCACTACTACTAACAATCCTGCAACTATTTCTGCACTATCTGTTGGAAGAAGAGTTACTGATAGTGGTAAATCATATGTTTATGGAAACATCATTCAAACTGGCGGACCAGTTACTGCTGCTAATGTAGCAGCTACCGGAACTGGATATCCATCTTCATCAGATGTTCCAACATATAATATTGTTGGTGAAGGATCTGGTCTAACACTTGATTTAACAGTTAACTCTGAAGGAGAAATAACATCTGCTACTGTCAATAATGGAGGTAATGGTTATGAAGATGGTAATATTGTTGGTATTGTAACTGCTGCTCTCAACCCAACTACTGGTGTTGGAGGTCAAATTAGAGTCAGTGGTGTAACTGAATTAGATACTTTATTCCTTACTGATGTCCAGGGCGATTCATTCAATACAGACGGAACATCAGAATTAATTTACGTCGATAACGGTGCTAATGTTCTTCTCTCTGGAGTAGACATTCTATCTTCCAGCACTATTTCTCCAATATTTGATGGAGCACATATTTTTGTAAATCATTTCAATCATGGAATGTATTCAAACAATAATAGAGTTCAAATATCTGATGTCTTACCATCAGCAGTTCCAACAACTATTGATGGTTCTATTTCCAATAATGCATCTACAATTTCTATTGCAAGTACAGAAGGATTCGATACCTTTGAAGGAGTAGCAGTTGGTAATGCAAATCCAGGTTATGCATTAATTGAAAATGAATTAATTAAATATGAAAGTGTTGGTACAGGGACATTAGAAACAGTATCAAGATCACAAGATGAAACCATTGCACTTCCTTACGATAGTGGAACATCCATCGTAAAATATGAAACTCAAGGAGTATCTTTGAGAAGAATTAATACAGTACATGATATTAGTGATACACGTCTATCTATTGACTCGTATTTCTTAGAAATTGATCGTTCTGCTAATGGTGTTGATAGAAGTTCTGATAATAATGTATTGAATTATCCAGCACTTTCATTCTCTGGATTACTTAATTGTGGAGGTCCTGACGTAAGAGCGTCAGAAAATATACAGTTTGATACTATCATTCCATTCTATAATATTGAGAATCCAACTGGTGCTACTAGTGTAACTGGTAAAATCAGAACCGTTAGCGGAACTAGCGTTAGTGGTACGGAGGTATCATTCCAAGATAATGGATATGAGGATATTCAACTGAATAGTATAAACAGATTAGGATCTTCTAGGATCATTTGTTCCAGAGTAAATGAGCAGTTCTTCCTGACTGATTTACCAAGAAATAAATCATTTACGACAGCTCTGGCACTGTCTACAACTGATAAGTATCTAAGTCCTCAAATCTTCCTTGATCTATCCTTTACTGAACTTCAATCTTACAGAATCAATCGTCCAGTAACGAATTACATTACAGATTCTCTAACGAATACTGTTGATGATGATCCACATACATCAGTTTACGTTACTAACACGGTTAATTTAGCACAACCAGCAACATCACTGAAAGTAATTCTATCTGCAAACAGACCTCCTGCAGCGGACTTTAGAGTTCTTTATAGCGTAAGTGCATCAGCAACTGATGTTCTTGATTCTTATGTTCTGTTCCCAGGTTTTGAGAACTTAACTGCAGATACTGATGGAGACGGTTATCTAGATGTTATTGATCCATCTCAAAATAATGGAAAACCAGATAAAGATATCCCTGCAAGCAGGGATGGTGAATACCTTGAATATGAATTCTCAATCGGAGGACTTCCAGAGTTCTCCACATATAGAATCAAGGTAGTCATGTCATCTACAAATCAGGCAACTCCACCACAATTTAGAGATCTTAGAACACTAGCGGTAAGATGATTAAAGTAGAGGGACATTCAAACTTATATCGTGATGAAGATTCTGGCGCTATTGTCAACACTGACAGTAACGCCTATAATCAATATGTTAATAGTTTGAATAATAGGAGGAAACACAAAGAAGAAATTGCCGATCTTAAGAATGAAATTAATGAAATCAAATCTCTACTAAAGGAGTTTCTAAATGGATCCCGACAGAATAACACTTGATTCGATCGCTAAGAATTTTGAGTTTGAAAAAACTTCAAGACAGATCGATACTTTGGATGGGGAGGAATTAAAAAAAATAACTAAATATTTTTGTAAGATGTACTTGAAACAACAAGAAGTTGTTACAAACATGATGCGTGAAGATATTATGAGAGGTCTTTAATAGTAATACGGGGCATTCATGGCAAAACCTACAAATAGACAAGAGTTAATAGATTATTGTTTGAGGCAACTGGGTGCTCCTGTCCTAGAAATCAATGTCGCAGAAGATCAAGTAGATGACATTGTAGATGATTGTATTCAATATTTCCAGGAAAGGCACTTTGATGGTGTCACTCAAACCTTCCTGAAGTATCAGGTAACTCAAGAAGATATCGACAGAGGCAAAGCAAGTAAAGGAACAGGACTTGGAGTAGAATCCACTTCTGTAACTGCTAATGTCGGTACTGCAACTACATTTACATATACAGAAACAGGAAATTATCTACCAATTCCAGATCATATTATTGGTGTAAATCAGATTATGCAATTTGAAGGATCCAGTAGCCTTTCTGCTGGAATGTTCAATATTAAGTATCAACTATTTTTGAATGATGTTTATTATTGGGGATCTACAGAACTTTTAACCTATCAAATGGTTAGAACATATCTTGCAGATATTGACTTTTTACTATCAACAAAGAAAAATATTAGATTTAATAAGAGATCAAATAGATTATATCTTGATATCGATTGGGATACTCTAAAAGCAGGAGAGTTTCTTATTATTGACTGCTATAGAGCATTAGACCCATCAAAATATGAAGAAATTTGGAACGATTCTTTTCTTAAAAAGTATATCACAGCTTCAATTAAAAAGCAATGGGGTCAGAATCTAATTAAATTCCAAGGTGTCAAA